ACAAAGAGAAAAATGAAACTTGTATTCAGGTGGAGAGGACAAAAGGGAAATATGAGATTATAAAAAGAGGATTTATTTTTGTAACTGCAATTATTATTGTTTCTTCAAGTATATACTCTACATATTGCAATTATCATAAAAATAATAATGTAGATGTCAAGAATGTAAATAGTAATAATATTATCAATGAACAAATCACTAAAGCAATAAATGATAAAATTGGCGAGATAGTTAGTAAAGGAATTAGTGAGAAATAAATAATAATTTAAGGATGATTATATGAATAATGATATTCAATTATTCCCTTGCTACAGTTTAAATTTACGCAATTATTTAACATCTAAAAAAGTAAAATATAAACTTGTGGCACTCAATCCTAATAATCATAAAATGTTTTGGTTATATATTGACAATGAACAATTGAATAAACATTTAATTGAGTGGAAAAGAACTAAACCAAAAATTTAGTTCTTTTTATTTTGTTTAATTTTATAGAAATTTTTAAAGTGAAGGGAGAAAATTATATGTTAATTAGTGATTGGGTAAAGGTTAAGTGGAATCCTGCAAATATAAAACATTTTAAATCTAAAGGATATTTTTATACTAAAATGGGAGATGAATTTTTAGTTAAAGTAGAAGATTTAAGTGAAGGTAGTAATATAGATATTTTAGTGCTATGTGATTATTGTGGAATTATAATAAATAGGTCTTATAATGATTATTTATCTAAAAATATTAATTCAATAGTACATAAAGATTGTTGCAAAAAGTGTAAAAGTATAAAAATAAAAGAAAGTAATATGATTATTTATAATGTAGATAGCACTAATAAATTATCAGAAGTTAAACAAAAAACAAAAAATACTTGCTTAGATAAATATGGTGTTGAATGTACTTTTCAATCAGAAAAAATAAAAGAAAAATTAAAACAAACCATGCTAGACAAGTACGGTAAGAAAAATTATACACAAACTAAAGAATATATAGATAAAACTAAACAAACTTGTTTAGATAAATATGGTGTAGAATTTCCTTCGCAAAATGAAGAAATACAGGGGGAAATTAGACAATCATTTTATAAAAATGGGGCATGTCAAACATCATCTCAACAATTATACATATATAATTTACTAAAAGACAATGGATATAATGTTAAATTAAATTATCCATTGAGTAGAATAAATTTAGATATTGGATTATTTATTGGTGTTTTTAAAATTAATATTTAGTATGATGCATGGTATTGGCATCAAGATCAACAAAAAGATAGACGTAGAGATGAATTTTCAAAATCTCAGGGTTGGAAAATATCAAGAATCAAGAGTGGTGTATTACTACCTACTTTAGAACAATTAAAAGAAGCAATAGATAAATTGATTTATAGCGGTAGAACATTTACATCTATAACTTTAGATGATTGGAAAATTATTAGTTAATTGAAGTTTTAAAAAATAAATAAAAAAGGAGAGATTAATTAAAAATGAGCAATTTTAAAATTTTAACCACAGATGAATTAATCACTTACACTAAGAATTTTAAATGGACAAGAAAATTCTCAGAATATCAAATTCATCATACGTGGAAACCTGAACACAAAGATTTCAATGGAAGTAATGGCATTGCGTTACAAGAAGGAATGAGAAACTATCATATGAATAATCTAGGATGGCAAGCGATTGGACAACATCTTTCACTCTTACCAGATGGCAAATGGGTCACAGGAAGAGATTTTAATATTATTCCTGCCTCTGTATCAGGTAGAAATTCATTGTGTTTTTTAGCAATTGAAATGATAGGTAATTTTGATATAGGGCATGATAAATTAGAAGGTGAACAATTAAATTCTATTATTAAATTTGTAAATTGGGGAATTAATTATTATAACTTAGGTACTAAAGGTATTGTTTTTCATAGAGAATACAATCCTAAAACATGTCCAGGTACAAGTATTGATAAGAAATGGTTTGTTGATAAAGTAGTTAATTATAAAGAAAAACAAGAAAATAACAACAACAACAATAAAAAGGATGAAATTAATAACGATATGGCAATATTAAATACTAAAAATAAAGCAAATGTAAAAGTAAATAATAAGGATGTATTTGTGGAAAATTATAATATTGACGGACATATTTACATGCAAGTAAAAGATTTAGCTAATATGTTTGGTAAAACTGTGGAATGGGATGATAAGACAAAAACTATTAGTATCAAATAAATAACTTAATAATAAATATAATGAGGTATATTATATGAATAATGATATTCAATTATTCCCTTGCTACAGTTTAAATTTACGCAATTATTTAACATCTAAAAAAGTAAAATATAAACTTGTGGCACTCAATCCTAATAATCATAAAATGTTTTGGTTATATATTGACAATGAACAATTGAATAAACATTTAATTGAGTGGAAAAGAACTAAACCAAAAATTTAGTTCTTTTTATTTTGTAAAAATTTTTAAAGTGAAGGAGAGAATTTATATGTTATTATCAAAAACTATAAAAATTAAATGGAATTCTAGAACTAGAAAATATTATGAATTAAAAGGTTATCCTTATACTAAAATGGGTGATGAATTTGAAGTAGATATAAAAGATTTAACAAAAGGTAGTCATGCTTTAGTAGAAGTTAAATGTGATTGTGAAGATTGTGAAAATCCATATTTAAAACCTATGGAATATAAAAGTTATAATAATATTGTTCGTGAAGATGGTAAATATTATTGTCAGAAATGTGTTAATAGATTATTTGGGTTAGTAAAATCAAGAAAAACAAAGTTAAAAAATAGTATTTCTTTTTATGATTGGTGTTACGAAAATTTATCCAAAGAAGAAGCAAATAGAATAATGGCACGATGGGATTATGAATTAAATGTTGATAAAAATGAAAATAAATTAACTCCTAGTGATGTGACTTATAGTTCACATGGTTTTAATAAAAAAGGATATTGGTTTAAGTGTTTAGATCATCCTGAACATGAAAGTGAATTAAAAAGTATAAATACTTTTATTAACTATAGATGTGGTATTAGTTGTAATCAATGTAATACTGTATTTATAACACATCCACAATTTAGTATTTATTTAGTTAATAAAGAAGATGCATATAAATATTCTTATGGTTCACAAAAAGAAATCCCAATGATTTGCCCTGATTGTGGATATGAAAAGAAAATGAGTATGGATGTATTAATTACACATGGATTTAGATGTATATGCTCTTCAAGTGGAAAATCATATCCAGAAAAATTTATGTTTAACTTATTAGAACAAATTTTAGATAATAATTTTCAAGTACAATTATCTAAAAAAACATTTAAATGGTGTGATAAATATAGATATGATTTTTATATAAATAATATAAATACAATCGTAGAAACACATGGAGAACAACATTATATAGAGACAAAAGGTAATTGGGATAATTTAAAAGAAATACAATATAATGATAAAATAAAAGAACAATTAGCAAAACAAAATGATATTATAAATTACATAATTTTAGATTGTAGGTATAGTAAATTAGAATGGATTAAAAATAGTATTATGAATAGTGAATTACCTAAGTTATTAAAATTTAAAGAAGATAATATAGACTGGAATAAATGTGCTGAATTTGCATGTAATAATTTGGTTAAAAATGTTTGTAATATATGGAATAATGAAAATAATATTAATAATATTGTAGATAAATTTAAATTACATAGTGCCACAATTAAAAGATACCTTAAACAAGGAGCAGAATTAGGATGGTGTAATTATAATCCAGAGATAAATAATATTATATCTTCGTCTAAAAAAGTAATTTGTTTAAATAATAAAATGGTATATCATTCAATATCTGAAGCGAGTAAGCATTATAATTGTAGTTATAATATGATTGATATGTTTTGTAAAGGTAAATTTATATGCAGTGAAGAAATTATAAATGATTATTATTTACAATGGCAATTCTATGATGAATATTTAATTAATCCAAGAAAATTGTTTAGCAATGAAGAAATAAATAATATTAAATATAAAAATAAAAAAATTATATGTTTAACTACTAATAAAATATTTAATTCAAATAAAGAAGCATCAATATTTTATAATTGTAATAAATGTAGTATTAGTCATTGTTGCAAAGGAAGACAAAAATCGGCAGGTAAACATCCAGAAACAGGAGAAAAATTACGTTGGATGTACTATGATGAATATATGATGAATATAGTCTAGAGTAAAACAGTAGATTATGATGGAGTTAATAAAAAGGTTATTATTAAATAGTATATAATTTCCATTAGATAATATAAAACTAATAATTAAAAAGGAGGTGTTTTTTATCACCATCAAACAAAATTTTACTCAAGGTTATATACCATCCCCTGATGATATTAGAGATTTTAATATATCTTGTTGTATTCCATTAGATTTAAATATAGCATCAGATTCTAAATTTTCATGGATTGACTATGATAGAAAAATAGGAGACCAGAAAAATTTTGGTTCTTGTGTAGCATGGGCAGCATCAAGTATAAAACATATACATGAAAAATTTGAAGGTGATTTACCTAACACTAATGGATTTTCACCATTATATGCGTATACTTTAGCAAAGAAATATGATGGTATACCTTTTCAAGAAGGAACGTATCCTCGTACGATGTTAAGTGTATTATTAAATTATGGAATATTACCAGAAGATGATTTATCATATGATTTATTACAAAGTCCATTTGGTTTTCCTAATATAACAAATGAAATGATTGAAAAAGCAAAACAATATAGGATTACTGGTTATGCTAGAATAACTGATTTATCTATTAATAACATTAAGAAAACATTAAGATTAAGTCCTATTTTAACAGGATTAATAGTTACTGATAGTTTTATAGATTGTGAAAATGGATATATTTCTGCTCCAAGTGGCTCATTTCATGGTGGACATGGCGTTTCCATTGTAAAATACGATGATGACATGACTTATACATATAAGAATGGTGTTACTAAAAAAGGATTTGTCACAGGAACAAATAGTTGGAATGTTAAATATGGAGATAAAGGAAGATTTCATATACCTTATGATTTAATTAATTGGAAATCACAAGAAGGAATGAACTTTATTTCGGAGATGTGGAGTTCAACGGATTTAATCATGAAAAAGAAATATTGGCGAGTGCAAATTGGCAGTTACTCTATAAAATCAAATGCGGATAATTTTGTTGAGCAATTGAAGAAGAAAAATTTATCTACATATATAGTAGAAAAAGATGGATATTTTAAAATACAACTCAACTGTTTTTCTCAAGAATCAAATGCGAGAAAATATTTAGAGTATATTAAAGTATTAGGATATAAGGATAGTTTCTTAGTTTATAATTAAATTATAAACATAATAACAAATATAACAACAAATATAACAATTACATCCTCTCTCTTTTAATTTACCTCTTCCCCACTTCTCCCCTATCGTGATTTGAAGGGAATATGGTAGTTAATTGGAATGTAGAGGATGTAAATTTATATGTATTGCAAAAATAAATAATAATAACAAAGGAGAATTTTTATTTTTACTGCTAAAAACAAAATAATAGAAATTATAAATAAATTATTTAATATTAATCCAAATGAAGAAATGAATTTCAATAAGTTTATTCCTAAATTATCTAGATTTTAGATTAAATTTAATATTTGAATAAAATTGTTGTTTTATTCAAATTTTTTTATATTGATAGTAAATTTTAATAAAAAACACCTCAAATCTCTACAACCTACAAACCTACTATTTACAATGGTTTGTAGGTTGTATTATTTTACCATATTTTAAATATTGCGAAATTTTAAGGTTATTTCAAGAGATAATTTTGATTAGGTGTAAGTTTAGGTTAGGATGGTTTTAAGAGTTGATTTGGAGTGAAATTTGTGAGGAAATGATAAAATAGACACTTCTTAATTGAGGTGTTTTTTCGTTTTGTGATTTATAAATTTTAAATAAATAATAAGGAGTTTGATTATACATGGAAAATAAAATTCCTGTAGTAACAATACATTCTCAATCGCTTGCAGGGTTTTTGATGATGAGTAGATTTATTCTCATTGATCAACGTGAAGATTTAAAGAATAAAAATAAAAATGTATTTATATTTAGAGATTCAAAAGAAATAAGAAATGCAATGAAAAAATATTCGATAGACAAGGAGATAATTAATAATATTATCTCCAATCATTCAAACATCTAGTTCAAGGAGGTTATTCAAATATCATGAGCAAACAGGAATATATTTCAGATTTAATTAAAACAGAAGAAATAGAAAAATGGAATTCAGATAAAATAATATTTATTGAATCCCCAACTGGCAAAGGAAAATCTCATTTTATTAAACATACTCTATCTCAATATGATAATACAAAAAGAATATTAATATTAGTTAATAGAACAATTATTAAAAAACAATCAGAAGTAGAAATAGGAGATAATGAGAATATCACAATAAAAACTTATCAGCATTTATCAGAAGTAATATTAACTAAAAGTGAAATAATTGCAGATTTTATAGATTTTGATTATATAATCTGTGATGAAGCACACCATTTTTGTGAAGAAAGTGAATTTATATTCAATACTGATGTATCATTTAATTGGGTAATGAATCAAAATGCAATAAAAATATTTATGACAGCAACAGCAAATTTTATAAAAGGATATTTAACAGAAAAACTTAAATTAGAAATTAACCATTATTATATAGAAAATGATTATAATTTTATTAAGGAATTATATTTCTATGAGAATGATAAAACTATAGGTAAATTATTATTCTTTTTACCACCTGATGAAAAAGCAATATATTTTACTAGTGCAAAGAAAGCATATGAAATGAGCAAACTGCTAGATTCACATGTATTTTACTGTTCAAACAACAATTATAATTATCGTCAATATGTTGATTCTGAGAAAATAACTTATATTGAAGAAAATGAAAAATTTGAAGAACAAGTGCTTTGCTGTACGAAAGTTGCAGATTGTGGTTTTAATTTAAAAGATGATAAAATTAAACACTTGATTGTAGATATTGCTGATTTGTCTAGTATCATACAATGTATTGGTAGAAAGAGGATACAAGGAAATGAGAAAATAATTTTATACATAAAAGATAAAAAGGGCAATTCAATATCTCGTAAATTAGAGAATATAAAAGATAAATTAACTTATGCAAATTTTCTAGTTGAAAATGGAGATATTAAATTAATACAGGAGTATGGTCATAAAAATACATATGGAAATTTAATTTATGATATTATCAATGAGGAAGAATTAAGAATAAGTAAAAAGTTAAATGAATTAATGTATTATACATATAAGAAAAATGAAGAATTATATGAAGAAATTTTAAAAGATAAAGAAGATGGATTTAAAAATAAATTGTTTGAAAGGATGGGTGTATTAGATATGAAGTATACCTGTTTAGAGAAAAAGTTAGATGAATTAGTGTTAGAAGATATATTAAATAAATTAGTTAGAATAAAAATGTTTAAAGATGAACAAAAGAAATTTAAAGAAACATTACTTGATAAATTATTAAATAGTCCTAAAGCAAATCATGGATCAATTGGATTAAAAACTATTAATGCATTATTTGAAGAAAATAATTTAAAATATTTTGTAGATAGTGAAAGAGAGACATTTGGAGAATTAAAAAATAAAAGATATTGGATAATATCTAAAATTTAATTTTGATAGTGTTAAAAATACTAAATCATGTATAAATTATGATTTAGTAAAAATAACACTATTTTTAATTATCACATAGAAATTTAAGTAAAATTGCTACAATTATTCTCTACGTGGTGTATTAGAAATGTTTAACTTTTCTATACATGATTTAGCAAAAATGTACCCATTTTATTACATAGATAATTGTATAATTTAGAGATACATTTACTTACATATAGGTATTTCAGAAAGTGACACTTTTATTATTCCATTACCATTATAATAAAAGACAAATAAAAATTAATATTTGGATGGATTACTTTTCCCCAGTTAACTGGGGAAAATAAGACAGACAAAGGTTTTCGCCTAGACTATTGTGTGAATGGGATTTTTGTTTTGATTAGTGTGGTAAATATGTAATAGATAATTTAATATTGATAAATTTTAAGAATTTTAAGAACAGAAATTAATCTGTTCTTTTTTATTGTGTTTATTTAAAGATAGGCGAATCTGATCAATTTGCTTATAAGGATGGTACTCTCTGCCATCCTTCTTTTTATTTTTATGGTGATTTATGAATTCAGAGAGATGTAAGGAAGTTTGGTTTTGAAGAAAATTAAAATACATTTAGAGAGGATGTTGTGAATAATGGGATTGATTAGTAAATATGCAGAAGTAAGTTTAAGTAATACTAATTTGAAATATTATGAAGATTTAAATTATGATTTACCAAAAATAAAAAATAAATATGGCAAATTACAAGTTCCAAGAAATTCTAAGATATTGGTAAGAGTTGATGATTTACCTAATGGCAGTACAGCAAAAGTAAATATCGAATGTGATGGATGTGGTAAAGAATTTATAAATGTTGAGTGGAGAAATTATAGTAAATATATTAAAAATGATGGAAAATATTATTGTCAGAAATGTGCTAAAAATAACCATAAAAAATTTATTAGTTTTGAGCAATGGTGTATTGAAAATAATCGTCAAGATGTTCTTGATAGATGGGATTATGAATTAAATGATTGCAAACCAAGTGAAATTACTTTTGGTACAGAAAATACATATTATTTTAAATGTCCAAAATTAATTCATAAAAGTGAATTAAAACGTATTAGCAATATTACTAAAAGAAATAATGGGTTTATTCAATGTGATAAATGCAATTCATTTGCCCAATATTTAATTGATACATATGGAGATAATGCTTTAGAAAAATATTGGGATTACGAAAAGAATATATTTAATCCTTGGGAAATTAATTATGGTAGTAATAATAAAATTATATATATATAAAATGCCAAGATAAAAAATATCATGGAAGTTACGATACTACTCCTAATAGTTTCACCAGTGGAAGTAGATGCCCATACTGTGATATTTTTGCTAGTGGTAAAGTTCATCCTTTGGATAGTTTAGGTAAATTGTTAGAAGATAAAAATTTATTGTATTTATGGAGTAATAAAAATAATAATTCACCATATGAATATCCTCCTTGGTCATCAAAAGAAGTATATTGGAAATGTCCTGAAGGCAAGCATAAAGATTATCTTAGAAAAATATCAAATTCAAATCTTCGTGATTTTCGTTGTCCTGAATGTAGTTATTCTAAAGGAGAAGAAAGACTATATGAAATATTTAATTGTATTAATATTCCATATAGTAGACAATATATTTTTAATGATTTACTAGGTATTGGTGGAAGATTATTAAAATTTGACATTTCTACTTTTTGGGATAAAGAGCAAACGAAGTTAAGAATTTTAATTGAACATGATGGAATTCAACATTTTAGACCAGTACGTTTTGGTGGAATTTCTATGGAAAGAGCAATAGAAAAATTTAAACAACAAGTTAAAAATGATATGAAGAAGAATTTATATTGTGCTAAAAATAATATTCAACTAATTAGAATACCTTATTGGGAGTATGATAATATTGAGAAATATTTGAGATATTATTTGATAGAAAATAGTGAATTTGATTATTAGAATAAAATTAACCTACACATCATCTAAATTAAAAAATGTGTAGGTTAATTTTTAAATTATTTTATTTAATATTTTAATTGCTCTATCACTCAAATTATTGTTGTTTAGCATATGTGTTTGAGAGTGTTTTGGGGTGGGAAAATACTCTTCATTACATATGCCATCAGAATAAAATACAATCCTTAATCTATCTTTCCCATTCCTAATAGGACTACCAATTACTTCAATATAATCAACTAATTTCTGTAATGCCATTTTTTTAATCACTATATCATCTGATTTAAAATCTTTTTCCCATTCTTTTAATTTATTTAAATAATTTTTAAGTTCTTCATTAGTATTATCATTTTTATTAATGACTTTATTTAATTCAAAAAGTTTACTCTCCATTTTTTCTTTTTCTTGGTTTAATCTATTTATTGCAGGAGTTAAAACTTTTGCTGTAATTTCTTCATTCTCATAGTCTTTATAATACTTATCAATTTTCTTGTTAATTTTATTTATTTCTTTATTTATATGATCTATTTCTTTAGTATCAACTTTATTTTCTTGATTAATTAAATTTTTAATTGCTTTTTGTTCATTTAATATTTTATCTAATTTTTCTATTAAATCATTAAGATATTTTAATACTTTTTCATATACTATTTTTTCAATTTTCTTTTTAACTATATGTTTTGCTTTACAATATTTACCACCCTTGCTTGTCCTTCCTATACATATATAATCAGAACAATCATATTCTGCTATTTCACCATTTTTTAATTTTTTCTTATTTATTATAGGATGTCCTTGCATTGGTGTTCCACAACAACCACAATAAAGCATACCTGTCAACAACCATGTTGTTTTATTTGGTATACTTGATATAATTTTTTTACCACGTTTATCTTTTATTTCTTGTGCTTTATCCCACATTTCTTTAGAGATAATAGGTTTAATATAGTTTATTGGATATAATTGCCATTCTGATTTATCTTTAAATTTTGTATTATCTTCATGTATATCAAATTTTGAATATTTAGTATTGTGATAATGATAACCACAATACATAGGTGTATTTAATACACCTCCAATTCTATCTTTATTCCATAAAGTTTCTTCATTATTTTTATCAATGTATAAATTATCAGAATTATTAAGTATATCTCTAATAGTGGTCATTCCTCTTAATTTATTAACATATAAATCATAAATTAATTTAATTTGTTCAATTTTTTGCTCATCAAATATCATTTTTTGATTTTCTTTATCCCAATGAATTACTCCGTACACTAATTGCCCACCCTTAAATTCACCCTTCTCAGCCTTGACTTGCATAGCACCTTTAACACGAAAAGATAGAAGTTTGACTTCTAATTCACTAATTGCAATTCTAACTTTTCGCATAAACTCACCCATAGGTGAATTATCAGTAAGTAATTCATTAGTGCATGTTCTTACCTCAATATCATATTTCATTAATGCATAGAAAATATATTGATCGTGTTCAGACATTCTTATTAAACGATCAGATGCTAATATTATAATACAGTCAAATTTATTATCTTGAGCATCTAATAATAACCTCATTAACCCTTTTCTTTTCTCTAAAGGATCTGTTGCAGAGATTCCTTCATCTGCATAAGTATCGTAATAAACTGCATTAGGTATTGCATTAATAAATTTCATACATCTTGATTTTTGAATTTCTAGTGAATATCCCTCTATTTGATCTTCTGTGGAGCACCTGATGTAAATACAATATGTTTTTTCATCCATAAAATTAATCTCCTTATAAAATGATTGTTGATTATTATACCATAAAGCATATGTATTTAATACTGTTTTAGCATATGTATTTATAAAAAAATAAGAGTAGAAATACTTCCACTCTTATTCATTACTATCTTTATTTATTTCATTTTTTAACCAATCAACAAACAATTTTGCTTTTAATTCTATACATTCATTTATTCTTTTTTCAAACTCTTCATGAGTAATAATTGTATAATCAATTTCTATCTCCATAAGAAACCTCACCTCATAAAAATATATGCATGACTAATTGATTAATGACTTATTTCTATCACAACAATCCTACAAAAATTTATACTCAATTTCATTCCAATCGAAACACCAATCGCATTCCCAATCCATATTCCATTCAAATCGCTTGCCATATAATATTTTTATTTTTGCATTACTTGAAAAAAGATTGCTACTTACATCATCAATAAAAATTCCATTCTCCATATCTATAATTGATTTATTTGCTTTGCATCCATCATTGTAAAGTAATATATAATCATTAATAAATGGTAACTTTTCTTTCAAAAATAATGCTTTTTTAGATAAATTAGTCGGAGTCCCAATTGTCACTATAATTAATTGATATTTTCTATTCAATTTTTCCAAAACTTCATATGTATTATCATTAATAAATTCTAAATATTTAAAGAATAAATCGTGGTCAAATATGTCAAGTGGATTATTAACTAAAGGGCAGATATCTTTTAGATTATATTGTTTTAGTTTATTTGGATCTGCTATTTTAAAATCTGGATAGTATTGATATATTTTGTTATAGACTTTTGTGTATACCAAAACACTATTAGTAATGGTCGAATCTAGATCTACAAAGAATTTTTGTTTACTCATTAATTATCCTCAACTTTCTCATTTTTCTTACTCAAATAATGTGGCATATCATCCCATTGCAATTCATCCATTTCTTGATGATGCATTATAGCAAAAGCATTCCATGCAATTGCTGATAAATGATCTTCTGATTCATCACCTTTTTTCCATGCAATTAAATGTCTTTCTAATGATGCAGTATATCTTGAAAATGGCATTCCCTTTTCCCAATTTCTATCACCATATTTTTTACTCCCAAGGCAATACCATTTTGATAATCTTGTCATAGCAAATGGAGTAATTAAATCTGGTCTACCTTTATTTGTATCTGGTTCTCTTTGTGCTGCATTCTCACCATAATTTATTCTTTGTCCAGTATCATTCATTTTACCTTCTAAATTGGACATATATTAAATTTTACTCCTTTTTATTTATTATATTTATATTATCAATTTAAAATAATGGTGTAAATATTTTACTTCTATTTAACTCATTGATTAATTCATCCTTAGTAGGTTTTCTCCCACAAGTTCTTTCACCTTCTGTACACCATAATAAATACTCGCATTGTGGTACTAACCTATCTTTTAATTGTGGCAATACTTTAATAACTTCATCCTTCATCATTGTTGCAACTTTTCTATGAAAATCTTGTGCTCTAGTGCATAATCTTTTGTGCATATAATGAATTAATGCTTCAATTGTAAATCCAATAGTTAAAGTAGTATTTGTTGCCCTAGGTAATACATAATTAGAATCTTCTACTGCTTGTTTTTCTTTTATTCTATTATTAATTAGGATATTCTTAATTTTAATTCTACTTTTATTTATTTCATTATTAATTCTATCATATTCTTCTTTTGCTTCTTGAATTCTATCAATAGTAGTAGGTGTAGTATATTCGTAATTATTCATATCTACATACCTAAATGATTTAAGATTTTTAATGATATTGTTAGGATTCTCATCATATGTATGTTCACCAATAGGAAATTGTCTTACGCCTATTTCATGTCGCATGATTTGCTCATTTACGCCTCTGTCTACACCATCAATTTTGAATTTAATATATTCAGTTCTACTTCCACTATAGTGTTCTGTTTCAAAACAACTATTACCTACTTTTTCTGCATATTTTTGAGGTGTTGCGTAACATTCACACGCAAAATTTCCCCATTCTTTAAATATATTTTTAACTTGCTCTGGATTTAATAATGTTACTTGCATAATAGATATTCTCCTTTTATATTTAATTATATTTAATTATATTTATATTTTTATACTATTTAACTTAAAACCTAAAACAAAATCTCATCAACACTTTCAAAATAAAAATCTCTCCAATTATCTTTACCTAATCCACAAAATAACATCAAATTTAAAGGATATTCACCAGAATCAGTGCATTTTCTAAAATCATCTCTAAACAAATATATCTTTTTACCTAAAGCAATTGCAATACCTAATTCAATCATTACACCTTCATCTGGTGGAGTACCATTTACAATAGCAAATATAATATCACAATTTTCAACATCTGATTTATCTGCTTGACCAACATCATATGCCCAATTTTTATTTGCAAAATCTATTTGGTTATTTTTTCTAAACGGCTCCCATACTTCATATTCTAATGATTCAATTTTAGATATAATCTCAGGTAATAACTTTTCATTTTGTTGTTTAGAGAATCCATATGGATTTGCTAAGTATACTATTTCTTTTTGTTTTCTATATTTATTATTACAGTTAATACATTCTGATGGATTTATGTAATTTTCTTTATTATCACAATACCAATCTATAATAGCACGATCCATTCCTCTTTCACTTTCATTGGTTAATAGGTGTTTACATATGTTTGAGTTTGAGTTTGATTTCGACATAGGTTTATTATTGCTCCTTTCTTATTTATATTCTGCAATTTGCTTACCTTCATCACCACATTTTTTACATTTAACTGTTTCCCAACATAATATATCTCCATCTTGAACTTTGAATGGATTACCTTTGGATATTACCTTCCAATCATGTTTACATTTTTTAGTTTTATTTTTTAATAATTCATTTTCTTTTTCTAATTTCTCAATTCTTTCTTCTAAATTATTTACTTTCTCATTAATTAATGAATTTATATACTCCATTAAATATTTCTTTTCTAAACTATTCATAATATATATTCTCCTTTTTAATAAAATTTTGTGGGGATTTTTCACCCCACTATTATATTCCAACTATTTACTTAACTATAAATCTCATTCATCACATTATTAATATTAATATTTTTCAAAATTACTCTACCATCTTCACCTACTGGTAAAAACATTATTAACTTATCAAGACATAATAATTCATCTTCATATTTTCTTGCTAATTCTTCACTGACAAATGGAGTTATGTATTGAATTTTTGGGATAAGATTAATATCTACAACACTTCGCATAGTATTTTCACCATTGGCAATAGATAACTTTAATACTGCAACTGCATAATTAAACTCTTTTCCTAGATTATAAGATTTTAATTTCTTTTGTAAATTTTCTACTCCTGATGGGTCAAGTCTGCAATTCAATGTTGCATTTAACTTATTCGATACGTTTGTCATAAGTATCATCCTTTCTAAATTAGTGTAGGTCACAACCCTTATTTTAATATAGTTTTACTATATTAATTGTTGGATGATTGAAATATATTTGATTAATTAACGCATTATATTATTAAATATTAAATATATAATTCTTGCAAAAATTTTTAACCCATTCAGGTTTAATTTTACATATATTATTAAATTGTTCTTGATCTAATAAATATTCACTTTCTTTACCATTCTCGTTTTTATATAATGGAATATTATTATCAATGTCTTTTTTAATTGTTTCTTTAATATTATGCATAAATTAATCTCCTTTATTATTTTATTCTTCTGTTTCAACGATTTTAATTCCATCCGAATTTAAATTACTTGCATTAATTGAACTACATTTAATAACAAAATCTGAAAAATTAATTATTGAATCTTCATTATTATCTTTTTCAATAATTTTAACTCCGTCAATACTTGAGATTTCTATTCTATCATATTGTAAAATAATCAATTTCACCTCCTTTCAATTAAATTATTCCATATAACTAACATGTGTCTTCAAATGATAATCTACATCACCATTGTTCACATGATAATTTCTAATAATATCACTTCTATTTTCATAATAATTTTCTTTATATTTTACTTTTGCTCCTTTAATTAATTCTTCTATTTTTGTTTTTCGTATTCATCAAATGTTGACAATTCAAAATTAGAAAGATCGGTTATTTTTACTTCACTATAATCATCAAAATAAATAATAATACTATCATATATTATAACTTCATATATTCTATTTTGAGTTGTATGATTTTCACTTAAATTTTTATATTTATAATATTTTATTTGTTTCATGGTTTGTTCTCCTTTAATATGTAAAATTAAATTTATTTTAATATGTATTTAGGCAATTTTATTTTGATCTTCTATGTATTTTTCATAATCTTCTTTATATATCCATTTAAATCCATAAGATGTATTTCTTTTATTTTTACAACAATCAGATATGTTACCAATATTTATATTTAATTGTTTTTTTATTTCAGTTATACTATCATATTCTGAAATATATTCATTTCTTAAAGATAATTGAATTATACTTTTTTTATTTTTACCTCCATTATTTTTAAATGCTAGTTTAGGATCATAATCACACCATCCTAATTTAACTCCTTGTTTTAGGTAGTTTCTAATTGTATTTTTACTTAATTTCATTATATTGCTAATATCTGTTGTACTTATAATACCACTATTCCATAAATCACATGCTATTTTAACTAAACTACTACATGCATATTCATGACATTTCAACCAATTAATATTTGATAAATCAAATAATTCATTTAATCTACTATGTAATATATTTTCTTTTATATAATCTAAATCACTTTTTTCACAGTCAATTCTTATAACTTCTATACCATTTTCTTCTGCCATTATATTTTTGTAATCATCTATTGCTTGAGATTCTTCTGCTGTTTGACCACTTAATGGATTATATCTACCATGCCCTAATCTACCATCCATTTCAAGTATATATTTAATATTATTTAATTCAAAATAAAAGTCATATTTTTTAGGTTTAATCCAATCTGGATTATATTCAGAAATAAAATTGTTACTTAATAATTGTTCTAATAAATTAAAAGTAAATTTGTTAGGATATGACAAACCATCTCCACAACGAGGACAAGAAAAACCATTATGCATATAATTGATTCTATATTCTTTTTCATATCCACAATCAGGACAAACAAATATTTCTGATTCACCACTACCATAAGTTATTTTGTATCCTCTTTCTGGATATTTTAAATATTTTGCAATATAAGGATGGGTAGTCCATAAATCATTATATCCAATTAATATTTTTTTACCATAACATGTATTACATCCTTTGCCATTTTGTAAATTATATTCAGTAATTATATCTATATTTCCATCTATTAAACATAAATATTTATAACTTTTTACTGTATCAATTTTTCTCAATATTCTTATTTGTTCTAATATTTTTATTTCCCCAGTTTTTGTTTTTATTATATCGTTGATATTATATTTATATATATTAGTTTTTATTTTTAATATTTCTCCTAAACTACATTTTGTAAAATTCCCTACATTTATAGAAATAATATCATTTTTATATTTTATATTTAAATAATATTCTTTATTTTTATTATAATATTTAATAATTTCTACTTCATCTTCGATATTATTATATATAAATTTAACTTTATGCCCTACTGATTTTTTCCAATTTATTTTATTTTTATATCTACCTTCTTTATATCTAGGTAAATTATCTAAAAATACTTTCTTCAAATCCCTTATATCCTCCTCGTCAGGAGGTGTGATCACACCATTTCACTTGCAAGTTCTCCTATTATATTTTAATTATATTTACATTTTGCTATACTATTTTAACATTTATTATTTAACTTTTAATACCTCATTACAGTTTTACATTTTTGTAATCTTAATCTCATCATGAACATCTATGTTTAAATAATCATCAATTATCTCAATTTGATAATCTTTTATTTTTGCATACTCTATTTTATCATTTTCTAAATTTTCTTTTAATCTTAATATTAAAACATTCTTATAATACTCAATATCTTTTTCTTCACACCAAATACATAAACCACGACCATTTTTAAATATTTTGTTTATATTATTAATTAACATCTTTTTATCTCGTTTTCTAAAATTTTTCATATCTAAAAAATAATATTGTTTAGTTATCTTATTTACTTTAAATTCATGTATGTATATATCAAGTTTATCAATTTTAGTTACTACATGAATATTATATAATTTATTTTCCATTATCTACTCCTTCCTAATAATCATTACTTTTATCATCATCTAAACCTAAATCTTCATATAAACCTAACACCGTAAAACCTATATAATGTAATAAAAATTTTATCATTTTATTTTCATTTATAGGAAAAATAAAACCTTCTTTTTCTAATTGATTATGAAAAAATATTTCATTATTATCAAGAATAGAGATAAGATAATCTATTTTATTTTCTAACATCTCGTTTAATATTTTTGTATTATTTTTAATTTCTGTTTCAATATCTTTCATAGTTAATTTTTTAATTTTACCCATTATTTACACCTCTTAATTTTATTTAAAAATACATAATATGGTAGGTACCCAAAATACCTACCATATTATGTAACTGTGCTAACCAACACAGATTAGTCTATACAACCACATTAGATTGTTTGCTCGACCACTGCATATCAATTTTGGGGATTGATGGTTAATTGATTATTGAGTGAAACTTGTCTATATTCCCACCGATACAGACTTATGACTAATTAGATTAATCATCCCATATGCATATGAAGTGCATACACCCATCCAAACTTCACACATGAGTTATATTCTCACCGTAACTCTCGGTTAAAATATTTTTGTCTACATTCCCACCATTATAGACTATGATTGAGAAATTAACAGAGTTTTCATGTATTCTCAATCATCCCTTATATAACTACCATTATATAGGAACTCTGTAATAACTATATAAATCCATTATATACTCCTCATTCACTATTAAATGAGATACCCTAAGACTTACAATTTTAATACTTGTAGAATCATTTTTATCTACCGAAACCCACAACAGTAGAAAGGATATTGAATTGAACTTTAGTTATCTGATGTCAATACCCATCTTGCACTCCCTTACTAATCTCCTTAGTGCTTTCCGAGGTTTTTATTATTGCTTCCTTACAATTATTATTTTACCATTTTGTTTATGCGTTGTCAACAATTATTTTTATATTTTGTTAAATTTGTTTTGCTTATAATTTTAATTGACTTGCATTTCCAAAATCTATTTTACCTTCAATATTAAGTTTAAATAAATGTCTTTGATTACAACCATCAATTAATTCACTTCTTTTGGGATATATCTCTACAGCTAAAACTTCATCTCCCCATATTTTATTTTTAATATTCCACATATCATACCAAGATTCTACAGGCATATTATCTTTTCTAAAAATAGTAATTTGATTTCTATCAGTTTCTTCACAAATGATATATTCATTAGTCTCATAATATTTTGTTTCTTCAACATCGCCAGTATATCTAAAATTATTTATAGTATCTCTTCCTTTATAAGTATATGGATTGTCTAAATATTCTTTAATATTACTAACATTATTTAATGTTGTCATTTTATCCTCCTTTAACTTTGAATAAAAGATGAATTTCATGCTGATTTTCGATCCTGTAAACCCTTATAAATCAAGGGTTTTGTCAATCGTCAATTTTGGCAAATTTAATATTTTCATGATTTTTAGCTAATTATTTTTATGTTTTTAAAAACGTAAACATTTTAATAATTTGTTTACGTTTTTAAATTAATTTTAACATTTTACAATTTTATTCAAATCATTTTTTACCCATTTTAACAAAAATTCTTGAAATGTTATATTTCCATCAATCATATCTGTTTTTTCATTTTGTTTTTTAAAATTATCAATACCTTTTTCTAACCAAGAAATGTGACAATGCGGAATTCTTTCTACTATGCTATATTCAATTCTATTTTTATTTTGATATTCATTATTATTTATATTAACAGGATTCATTTCACAATCCCATGCGTGATTGTTAATATCTTGCAAACAAAATGGGCATATTAAATTATTATTCATTAATATTATATTCTCCTTTCTTTCTATTACTTATCATTCTTAATTATAATATAATTTACACAATAACATAATGTAATATTTTTACCATTTTCTATTTTAATTAGTCTTCTACAATTAGGACAATATATTTTACCATTTTTACAAATACCATAAGAAGTTTTCTTATTCATAATATATCTCTCCTTTATGTATTATATTTTATTTAAGTTTCTAAATACTTCTCCAAGCAAATTACACAATTATCCGTACAATTTTCATGAGAAATTAGATAACAATAATTTTTATTCGCTAATTTTTCAGCAATCCTTTTTCTTTCTTCTTTCCTACCTTCTTCTTTTTTCATTTCTGAAAATTGAGTTAATACATCTGCTTTTTGTGCTTTAGAAATTCTATCCATATTATAAATTCTCCTTTCTTGGTATTTTAATTAATATCTAACATAACGCTAATCCATTTCTGCACCACAATGACAACATATATTTAATTCTTTAGCACAATCCATACAATATTTATTAACATTTGAATTATGGTGTATAATTTCATCATTACAATTCTTACAAATAAATGTTGTGAATGCTTGAAGTGATATTTTATTATTCATATAATAACAGTATTTACATTTTTGTAATTTGATTCTTTTAGTTTGTTTTGTGTCATTATCATAGTTAAATAAATTTTTTCTTATTAATTCTACAAGTGATTTGTTTCTATCTATATAGTGTTTTGAATCGAATGGCATATGATTCGTTTTTCTCCTTTCTAAATTTCATATTTTTCTTTAGATTTATTTTCTATTATAAATTCAATAGTTTCAAACAAATCTTTAACTAAATTATAATAATCTTCTCTATTAGATATAGTGGGATATCTTAAACACATTTTTTGATATTCACATTTATTATTAGTATTTTCTTCTGGAATACATTGAATACAATATTCAGTAGAATAAGGGTGTGTTTCTTTTATATCTTCTTCAAATATAAATTTCTTTAGTTTATCAAATTCAGTTAAATCAATTATCATAATTTGTTTACTCCTTTCTACATAGTATTTTTACATCTATATAATAATAATTACATTTCTCGTAATTAGGACATACCATATAAATTTTATTTTTATAAACATGATTAATTAATTCATTTTTACAACGTGGACAATATTTAGATTTATATGGTATTCTTGCACTTGGATGATCGTTTTTAATAATATTAAATAAATCCATTTTACTCCTTTATAATCTCTATTATTTCTTTATCTTCTTCTATAATTTTCTTATGATCTTCTATTGCTTTAATTTTACACATTTCAACAAATCTTTTTGCTTCATTTAAATCATTAAATCCTTTTATTAATGCACTAGAAGTTCCTAATTTCTTACCTATATACTCTTCTTCTAAATATTTGTATTTTCTTCCAAAGTAAAAACAATCACTATAAATATTTACTCCATGCCAAGGATTGCCATGATATTCCCATATTTCAATTGGTAAAGGAACATCTGAAATTGCTCCTGAAATAGTAACTACATATTTTGATTTATAAGCATTATGTTCATGTTTAGTATTTTTTATATGTTCTTCTGTACGTTCTTTTAGAACAATTTCAAAATATAATCTTAGAGTTCTAAATTTATATTCATCCCACCAAATAAAATTAGGATATGGGGAAGGTTGCTTATATTGATTTATCCAATCTGTGTCTATTATATAATTTTGATTATCTTGATACCAATAAGATTTTTGAGTTAATATTTCTTGTATACTCATATTCTTATTTACTCCTTTCTAAATTATTTACCATCCTTAAAACTTTTTAAAACATTGCATACATTTTTAATAATTAAATTATAAAATTCATTTACAAAATCATCTAATATCATTAAATGTTCTTTATCCCATTCAAGTCCTATTTCATCTGCACTATAATTTCTTAATTCTTTAATTTCACCTAATATATCAGTTATAATTTCATGTTTATCATAACCTTCACCTAATTGAAAATAGTTTATTATTTCTTGTAGTTTATTGTTGATTAATTTATCATTAACTAATTTGGTTAACATATGTTTACTCCTTTATTTTAAAATTCATCCCTAATCTCTCTAATAAAATCTCTTACTTTGCAAATACCACATATATTTCCGTCTATTTGTATATCAGTAAAATCACCTTCTACCATATCAATAATATTTTCTTCTATTTCAGTTTTATCACATTTATATTTACAAAAGTATTCTAAAATTTCTTGAAGTTTTCTTTCTGTATCTAAATTTATTATGATATTTACTCCTTTCTTAAATCATCACAAAAGTTCGATTTGATATTAATATTTATTATATTACTAATCTGTCAAAATTGCAAGAGTTATTTTGTATTTTTCTATTTATTTGCTTCTAATTGTTTTTCTATTGATTCAATTTGTTTAGTTAATATTTCTTTCTTCCCTTCATATACTGCAATATTAATCCTATGCAATGTTTCTAATTCTTTTAATGTTAATTTTGCGGAATATAGAATATTTTCTAAGTATTTTTCATGTGATATTTTTGTGGACATATTATTTATTCTCCTTTTTGATATATAATAATTTTACAATTTACTCATTCCGAACATACTCATAATTAACGCAACACGCACCCACATTCCATTTTCACACTGTTGCCAATACTTTGCACGTTTATCTTTATCAACCTCAACACTAATCTCATCTCTTCTAGGTAATGGATGAAGTATAATTGCATCATCTTTCATTTTATTTATATTGCTACTATTAATTGAATATTTACTAGTATCAATAATTTCATTTTCATTAATACCTTCATTTTTATATTCATCTTGCAATCTCACCATATACACTACATCCATATCAGGTAATATCTTGTTAAAATCATCAGTAATTTCATAATCTACATTCAATTGCTCTAAGATATCGGATTTAATTTGAAATTGTTTAGGTGAAACAAAATATAATTTAGTACCATTAACTTTATTTAATAACAATGATAATGATCTAACAGTACGTCCTCTTAATAAATCACCAACAAAAGCAATTTTCTTATTTTCTAAACCATATTTATATATAGTATAGAAGTCAAGTAATGATTGTGTTGGATGTTGGTCTGTACCACTTCCTGCATTAATTATTCTTGTTTCGTTAGATAAATTGTCTGATATTTCATATATAAAATCTGAAGATGGATGTCTCATAATAATCAAATCAGAGTATTGTGAGAAAGTTTTAATTGCATCTAATTCGGTTTCTCCTTTAGTTTCTGAAGATGTAGAAGTATCTCTTATTTCAGATGTAGATATTCCTAATATATTACATGCATTTTGGAAGGATAAAAATGTCCTAGTTGATGGTTGTTTGAAATAGAGCATTGCACGTTTGTCTGATAGAATTGTTTTTAGGTATTTTAATCCATCTGAAGTTTGTGACATAGATTTTATTTTATCTGTTGTATTGCATAGATTTAGTAGATTTTCTAGTGTATATTGATTAGAGTTAATGCATCTTGTTTGATTATTTATTTTAATAATATTCATCTCCTTTTTATAAATTATTTCAACATTTTCTTCCATTCATCACTTTTATAAATTTCATCTAATTTATCATATAATTCTTTTCCATACAATGATACTAACACATCTTTACTATGTTTATACATAGGAACACCTTTGTCTTTATTTATAATACATTTATTAAAACAATGATAGTCTCGCCATCTGCTAAAATCAGCATTTCTTGAATCATTAGATACAGTAGTTAAAATATATTTATTATTATATTCTATAATATCTAATGGAAACATATAGCAATCAAAAGGTTTTACTTCTAAAATATCAATATTATTGTCTAAAGCATATCTATGCAATGCACAATAAGACATCTCATTTTCTATAAAACTAAAAATACATAAATCATAATCTGTGAAATCTGTACTATTGTCATCATAATCTTGCTTATTATATTTCCATCCAAATTCCCTTATATAATCTTGATTTTTACCTGATAAGTATGGCAATATCTCATCTAAATGTTCATCTATATATTGCTCTGTTATCTCAGACATTCTATAAGAACCTGTTTCACAACATGATCCATCTATAAATTCTATGTCATTTAAAGGATTATCATTTTTATATTTGATAATCATATCACAGTTACTTTTGTCACATAGAAATTTTCTATTAAAAATATTTTCTACATCAATTATGAATGTTTTGTTGTTAATAGATATTTCTAAAATAGGAGTATCATATAAAAATCTATTTATTTTTCTTATTAATGTGTTGTTTGATTTTTCTAAAGTACCGTAAAATTCTACATAGTTTAAAGTAGTCATGATTTTATTTTTCTCCTTTTATTTATTATATTTTATATTATTAATCCTCATAAAAATAACTTCTTCTGCCATCAAAATCACAATTGTAACAATCCATTAACTCAATGTCATTCCATAATTTGATTACATCTTTATGTAATGGGAATACTCTAATTAATTCTAATTGATAATATTCACGTTCCCATTCTTGTAGGTAATATGATTCATTGTTGTTCATATATTATTTATTCTCCTTTCTTATTCAATTTTCTATTTCTTCTATCACATTCTAACTTTGCATCTTCCTTAGTAAAATGTAAATACAATTCTGATTCGCTATATGCAGAATCTATTCTATCATAATACCTCAAATATCCATTAGTTTTACATCTATCAATTTTAATAATTTTTACTAGATTGTCTGATACAATCCATTTTTCTTCAAAATATGTACCATCACCATTGCATTTTTCACAATCATCATTAACTTTTCCATTGATATTACAATCTTCACATACAACTTTAAAATCACCTAATTGAATTTCATACATTAGAATAGGTAATTTAATTGGTTGTATTTGTTGTTCATTTTGTATTGTTTCTTTTTGATTGATTTGTTTAGATTCTACTTGATTAATTGTATCATATTTAGGCAATGATAATATTTCATTTAATATATTAAACATATAAGAATCATAAACATTTCTGCCTAAATTTAAATCTCTTAATACAAATCCGCTATTAATATTGAATTTACCATCTAAAATAACAACTTTAACTTTCTCATTTCCTTTCATAGTTTTATAGATAGTTCCGAATAGATTTCCTGATTCATCATATATAAAATGTGTTGCTTTTGGTGTCATAATTACATTTCTCCTTTATTATTTAATTTAATTTTAACCATTCATTTTCTATTTTTACACTTAATAAAATTATTTTTTCAAATTTATTTAAATCTATTTCATTTTGCCTACTTTTCATATCTACAATTTTTTCACTTATTAAATTCATTAGAATATTTATATCTTCTTTACTTAAATTAATCATGATTACATTTCTCCTTTATTTTTATATTTTTCTTTTAAATACTTAAGTTTTTCTCCAAAATATAAAGCATCAATAACTTCTATTATCTGATGAAACCAATCATTTTCTGGATATGGGTATTCAGAATTTATATCATTTTTAATAATTTCTCTTTCCATAATTTCTCCTTTCTAAAATCAGCATAAAACCGATATTTGATAACAATATTTTTAGGTATTTATTATATTTCTTGTTTGTATGGTTTATAAACCCTTATAAATTAAGTGTTTATAAGCATCAATATAGGCAAAATCAGAAATATTGGGAAATTGGTAATTTTACCTATATTGTGATCAAATGTTCGTTTTATGTTGATTTTATTTTTATGTATTTTTATTAATTAACTGATTAATTCTTTCATTTGCAATGTTAAAATATTTTTCTTCTTTTTCAATCCCTATGTAATTACGATTAGTATTTAAACATGCAATCGCAGTTGTACCAGAACCTATGCAATTGTCTAAAACTAAATCTCCTTCATTTGTATATGTTTTGATTAAGTATTCAAATAATTCAACTGGTTTTTGAGTAGGGTGTAATTTCCCACTAGAATTATGTACACATTTAATATAAAGCATTTCATTTTCTAATTCTAATGCATCTAAACTATACGCATCTTCATAATCAATTACATCATCTGGCATTAACCAATCACTTTGTCTATCTATATATTCTTCTTTTTGTTTGCCATAATTTGTTGTTTTAGAATTTTTAGTATTTCCACTAGGTACTTGAAATGTTCTTGGAATTTTTTGTGGATTGTATGTAGGAGATTTTTTATAAAATATCATTATGTCCTCATATGATCCCATTGGCATTTTTCTAGCATTTAAATTGCCTGTTTTTAGATTTTTCCTCCATACTAGATTATATTTATAATGTTTAGGATTACTCATAATCATCATACTTGTAAATGGTTGTTTGCCTGTAAAAATCATTGCACCATTATCTTTGATTATTCTTTCATAATGCATCCATAATTCATTAAAAGGTATAATAATATCCCATTTGTTTCTTGCAGTTTGACCATATGGCAAGTCACATAAAATTAAATCTACACTCTTATTATCAATATTCTTCATTAATTCTAAACAATCACCTGAATATATTTTATTTAATTCTATAGTTTAATTCCTCCTAACTATTATATTTTACTTTTGTTAAACTTTTTTAAATTCTGAATAAAACGTGGAATTCATATAGACAAGATATATCTACTTTGTTAAGTTTTTAATTTAACTAGGTGTGAATCACACCTTCTATCTTCTCTTTTAATAAATTGAAGACTACTTGTAATACTTTATATTAATCTATTTGAATATCTAATATAATTGTTAGA